GGCCGGGGTGTTGAGGTCCGGGTCGGGCCAGCATTTGCCGCCAAGGATCGCGCCTTGGTTTTTCAGGCTGCGGAGGTAGCCGTTGACGCTCTCGGAAACGTCGTCGAGATAGGTCTTCGTGATGTTGCGGTCGATCGCCCAGAAGTGCGCGGCCTGGATCGAGTCATAGATGAGGTCAGCCGTGCGGCGGACGCTCAGGAACGCAAACGCGGGGTCGGCGCTCGTGCTGCGGTTGCCCCAGAGGCGGAAACCGTTTTGGCGGATGATCGTGGAGACGTTGGCGGCGTTGAGGAGGTTGGCGCTGCAATTAACGTCGCCCAGGATGAAATCCACGGGGCGGGATGCGCCGGAGATTCCGAGGATCTCTTGGTTGGAGGGGCTCCACCAAAAGCCCCGGTCGTTGTCGCTCTTTGCAATGAGCCCGGCGACACGCGAAGAGGCCGGCTCGTTGACGAGCACGCCAGCGCGGAGAACCTGCACTTGCGGATCCACGATCATGAGGCGGTCGGAGCCGAACCCCTGCGCGTAGGTGATGGCGGCGGCGTCGGTCGTGTTGGGGCCGTCCGCGATGACAACGGCGCGAAGGCGGGTTGCGACTGCGAGAAGCTCGCTTGTCGCGGCCTGCTGATCGGAGAAGCCCGGGGCGATGAGAACGCGGGGACGAACGCCCAGCGAAGTTTCCGCCGAGGTGAACGCCCACGCTCCGGTTTTGAGAGGGGAGCTGCCGACAATGTTGGTGACGGTTGCGGCGAGGTTGGCCCCCTCGGTCACGCGGACAACGACAACGGCTGCCCCGGCTTGGTCTAGGATGCCGTCGAGAGCGTTGGGAAGCGTGCCGGTTGCGCCTGCTCGAGCTGCCAGGGTGCGAGAGCCGCTCACCAAGACGGGCGTGTTGAGCGGGAAAGCCTCGTTTTTGCCGTCCTCAAGAAAGGTCGTGTTTGTCACGGGCACAACACCCGCGCCGGTGGAGGTCGCCACGTTGGCGGCGGTGACAAGCGCGTTGGCTGCGGTGTTTGCGGCGATGGCCGCAATAAGCAAGGTGCCCGTGGTGGTTACGGTGCCGGTCGGGCCGGTGGCGAGGTTCACGGTGATGAGGTCGCCGGACACGCTCACGGAGAGGGTCGCGGAGTTCGCCATCGGATTGCGAAAGCGCACGGCTGTTTTATTCCCAAGCTCGCCAATCTTTTTCGACGTGAAGAGAATCCCGTTGTTGGCCGCTGCCGTGCCGATGGTCAGCGTTGCTTTTACCTCGGCCTCCGCTGCGGGCGCGGTGCCGATAAGGCCGATGACTGAGCTTGCAACGGTTCGGATGGGGCGCGGGCCGTCGAGGATTTCGAGAACCTCGACGCCGTGAAGAAATTGTTCGGGCATGGTGTGAATTTATTCGTCTTCTTCGATGGGGTCTTGTGCGCGTTTGCCCGCGAGATTTGCGCGGCGATCTGCGGCCTCGGCTTCAAGGCGCTCGATCTCCGCGAGTTCTGCGAGACGCTTTTTTTCTTCGAACGGGCTGCCAGCGAACGCGAGGAGCTGCGCCACGTCGGACCAGTCCCCGCTTTCGGCGGCCTGCGGGACGAGCACGGCGGCGCGTTCGAGGATCTGCTTTTGGAAGGCTTCGTTTGCCTTCACCTGCTCAAGCGCGGCTTTGGCCTCGGCCTTGGCTGCATCGCGTTCGGCGCTCAGTTTTGCGAGCGCCTCGGCGTGCTCTGCGGTGAGTTTTTCGGCGGACGCTTTGAGGGCGTCGGCGTGCGCGGCTTTTTGCGCGTCGTCGTAGGCGACAAGCGCCCGCTGAATGTCGGAGGCGAGCTGCGGGTTGTTGGCGATGGTGTCGCAAACGGCGCCGTAGTGTTTGCCGTCAACTAGGACGCTGCCCGGTGAGTCAATGGTTGTCATGCGTTGAAAACGAAAAGGTCGATTGAGCGGGTTCCGGCGTTAATGGGGGCGGCGGTCGGGTTGTGATACATGACGCTAACCGTGTCGCCCGTGGACACGTAGCCTCTCAAAATCAGGTTGTTCGGAGCCCCGCTGCCAACGTGAACCATTGCGCCAGCGATTGCGCCTGTGACGGTCGAGGTCAGCTCCAAAAACGCGCCTGCTGCCAGCGTGCCGATGGCATGGCTCACCGTTGCTTTCAGGACGCTGATTAACGGAACGCCCGCCGCGCCGATCTTCAGCGGCGCGTCGATCTGGAGCGGGGAGCTGTCGCTCCGCATCGCGCAACGAAAGATTGAGCGCCCTGCGCCTGTGCTCCCAGTCCCGGTGAAATAGAAATTCCCATCCACGGCTGCGACCATGTAAGGCGTGGTGCCGCTCTGGTCCGTCCACATCATGGCAGCGCCGTTGGTAACAATCCGCACGGCACCAGCGACGGAAAGTTTTTCCGGCGTGGAGGGCGTCCCGATTCCCACGTTGTTTCCTCCGGCGGATCCCGTGAGGAAGATCATCGGCGCGTTGGTGATGCCGTTTGTGGTTCCCAGCGCCACGCCATAATTCAGCCCCGCCGGGTTGAACTCCAAAAACCCCTGTGGCACAGCGTCGGTGAACTGCTGCAAGCGCGTTGTGGTGGTTGTCCAATCCCCTCCCGCCGAGTTCCGCACCTGTAAAAGGCGGAGCGTCGAGACATTCCCGTTGCTCCACTCTGCGCGGAAAATCTCAGCGGTTGAAAAGGCTGGAGAAGCAACCACTCCGCCGCCGACATGGAGCTTGGCCTGCGGCGCGCCTTGGCTGATTCCGCAATTGTTGTTCACGTCCCACGCGAGGATGTTCATTCCCACGGTCTCCGCGTTGTTGAACCTGCCAACGCTTATGACCCCAGAAGGCTCAACGGAAAGCCGCACCTTTTGTTTATCCGTAGGCGCGCCCGTGTTCGCGAGCTGCACGTAGGGATAAACGCCGTCGGTGATTCGGGCGGACTTGAAGCTCGGCTCGTTCGTCCATGATGCCGTCGCGCCGTTCGTGGCGAGAAGCTTGCCCGCGTTGCCTGTCTGCGTCGGGAGGAAGGACGTTGAGAACGAGAGCGACGGCGACGGGTTCGTCTCCACTGTGACGTTGATCTCGGGCATGGGTCAGCGTGTTACCTGCGGCGAAAGCGTGACGGCCCCCTGAACCACGCGCACAAGCTCGCCGGTCGTCAGGGTCATGAGCACGTCGTAGACGGCGGAGGTGAAACGGAGGTTGCGCGTTTGCGCTGCGGTGAGTGAGAACGTGGCGCGTCCGGTCGTCAGTGGGTCTTTCGTGACGGTGAACTCTTGGAGGATCTCTTGACTTGCCGCCGTGGGCCGGATCTGCGAGGCGAGCGTCACGCCCGTCAGCGAGAGCGGGCTTCCTCCGGCGTCGAAGAAATTCAGGGCAAACGAGAACGTCGCGCCCTGGTTTATTTCTAGGTTGTAGGGCTGCGCGGCCATTTAGAATTTGATGAAAAACGGGAATGCGACGTTGCGCGGGCGCGTCTCGGTTCCGCCGTTGGAAGATGTAGTGTAACCGTTGAAGGAAGAGCCGCCACCGTGGGAAGTCACGGCGTAGAAATTGAAAACGCCCTGCCCAGTGTTGGAGGCGCTTGTCGTGAACGCGCCGACGTTGTGGTTGTGCGCCTCTAGCATGTCCGCTTGAGAGGAGCCCAACGTCCGCCCGACATCCACTGCGCGGCCTTCGTCAAGGCCCCGGATGAATTCGCCGCGAAGCTCTGGGAGGTTAAACGTCGTTGAGCCGTTGCCCACGCCGAAGGTCGTTCCGATTCTTGCGAAAAGAGCCGCGTATGTCGTGCGGGAAACTGCCTGCCCGTTACACCTTAGCCAGCCTGACACCTCGGTTGCGCTCCCGTTAAAGCAAATCATCCCCAGCAAAAGCCCGTCGATGTACTGCTTTGTCGCGGCGTGAAGCGCGGCGGTCGGATCCGCTGGCAACGTCAGCGGGCCTGTCATCGTGTCGCCCGCCTTGTTGAGCTTGAGGGCGTCGGCGGCGTCCACGTATTGCTTAGGCGTAGCCTGCAACGGCCCTACCGGGTTCCCGGAAAGCGTCAAACCTCCGGTCATTATGTCGCCGGAGCGAAGCACGCCCTCTTTTCCATTTCCGCCGCTTCCGGTGGTTAGAAGGGTGCCAATCGGCACGGCGTCAACCTGCGCAAGAAGGCCGTCGCCGGTCGAAGCCCAGCCGATGCGGACTTTGTTTGCCCCCTGGTTTGATCCGCCGCCCTGCTGCACTGGAGTAAACCCCAGCCATGTCGCGAGACGCTGCGCCAGTTTTAGCGGGGTGATGAATCTGGCGTTGTCCGTGCCCGCGTCGGTCTCGGCCTGCGTGGCAATCTCCGCGATTCCCTGCACGGTCTCGGTGGCGGGCGGATACTGAAAAGAGGCGCTGCCGATGGTGACGCTCCCAGCGGGGACGCCAGTCATGACGAAATCTAAGGCGAAGAGCGCCACGGAGCCGGAGCCTTTAATCAAGATCGGATCCGTTTGCGAATAGATGGCGAAAAGGGTTCCGGTCGAGGTAATCAAGCCCACCTCGCGGACGGTGTAACTGTCGGCGGAGGAGTCCGAGGCCGTGATGTGAATGGTTCCCGGAGTCGGCACGCTGGAGCCCTGCGGAGTGATCTGTTTGATAGGCGCAACCAAGGCCGTCTGCGCGCCGGTCGCGGTGTAGCCGCTGGAGCCGATTGCGACTTGCGAAAGCACAACGGGGCCGATGCTCCCGGAGGCGGCGATGGCGGCTTTTCCGGCATTGGTGATAAGGAAGTTAAGCGCGGGCATTTGTTACGGGTAAGAGGCTGCGCCTTCGAGGCGGTCGTAGAGTGTCGGGTTGAGAATCCCCACGGTGTTGACTTCGCCTAGGAAGCCCTGCACAAGCTCGACAACCATTTGAGAGCGGACCGGCTTGACGCGGTTGACGGCCTCGAAGATTGAGTCTTGGACGCTTGCGGGCGTGGTGATGAACGAGGCGAGAAGCTTAAACGTGTGAGGGGCGCCGGGCGGGGTCTGCTGCCACCACTCCTGAAAGGCGCTTGCGATGCCGAGGCTTTCGAGCACGCTGCGGACTGCGCCCACGGTGCCCTTGCGGCGATGAACGTCGATTGACGCGGCGATGACGCGGCGTTTCTGCACCTCGGTCCAATTGGCGTTCCACTCGTCCACCGAAAAGCCCCACGCAAGCCAGGGCAGAAGGTTTGCCGGGCATGTTTCGGCATTCCAGAGCGTGCGCTGCGGCGCGGGCAATTCCGTTGCGCGCTGCGTTGCGGCTTCCATTGCGCGCTCTTGCTCGGAGCTGTTCGGAGGGAGCAGACTCATTCAGCCACCCCCGCGTGCGTGATGTTTAGGCCGGTGCAATAAGCGGCCTGTGCGTAGTTGACGGTGATGTCGGCGGCGGGCTGTGTCAGCTCGACACGCTGCACCCCGGCGACGTGCAATGCGGCGAAAATCCCAGAGCGCGGGATGTCGTAGCCGATGCGGTGCTGGCCGTCCGCGAATGCCTGCGCGGCGGTCTGCGCCTGCTGAATGACAACGGCGGAGTCCGGGCCTGCGTAGGTGTAGAGCGTGGCCTGTATGGTATAAGGGATGATTGTTGCGCCCTGAACCGTGACTTGATCCGTCAGGGGTCGGACATCCTCGTCGTTCAAGATCGCGGCCACCTCGGAAATGACGGTGGAGGAAACGGCCCCGCTGCCGGTGGTTCCGAGGAGGGTCACGAGAACCTGACCCGGGGAAAGGGTCGGCGGGCCTGTCACGGAGGCGTGTTTGACGCTTTCGGACTTCAAAGCGTGGTAAAGATAAGCGCCCTCGGGGCCTGCGGTGCTCAGCCCCTCAAGCGCCAGGGTGATGCGATAACGGAGGTCGGCGTCGGCTTCCATCACAGCCTCTACGGGCGGGATCGCGGACGGGTTTCCAGCAACGAGCGTTTTGCGTGTGACTCCAAAG